TTACCCTCCCACTTCACCATAAGTAATATTAACAACTTCACCAAGTTTGAGGGGAAATGTAACCACCCCAGCACTACCGATGACCGTTTCAAATGAACCGAATAACTCAACCATACCATCAGCATATTTACGCCAGTAATAACCTGCGCCAGAGCCTGTTTCAGTGATTTCTTTAAAACCGAGGTTTTCCGGAGTCAGCGTAATATCTTTTGTACCATCAAACGCCACGCCATTAATCTTACGCGCGGAGGCCAGTTTGGTCGCCGCCGCCGCTGTTCCACCAACTGGCAAGGCCTCGACATCAGCAGCAGTAGGCTTATTGTTTGGACTGTAGACGCGTTGCCCGCTTTCCGAAATCGTACCGGTTACGAATAACGAACCAGAGGAGTTTAACGACGCCAGTTCGCTTTGTGATTCAGCGTCACCGTTCCAGAATACAAAACCGCCACCACCCGAACCTTTGTGGTTAACAAAGTCGGTTCTTCCGCTTCCGTTAACACGGTTCCAGCAAATATGCGCCCCTTGCGAATCAGGTAGAAAACCACTTTTCCCAACCACTTTTAAAATGTTATTAAGGGTGAGTTGACCTGTCATTGTGCCGCCAGCAACCGGCAAGGCACCTAAGTTAGCCGGGGTCAACACGATATCCGCTGAGCCATCAAACGCCACATCATTAATCTTGCGTGCCGTCGCCAGTTTGGTGGCCGCCACCGCCGTTCCCGCAGCAGGCAAGGCACCTATATTTGCCGGAGTGAGCGCGATATCCGCCGTACCATCGAATGCCACGCCCGCGATTTTCCGGGCCATTGATAATTTGGTGGCTGCCGCCGCCGTTCCTCCGGCGGGCAACGCGCCGATATCCGCCGCTGTGGGTTTATTGTTTGGGCTGTAGACGCGTTGGCCTTTTTCCTGAAGTATGGCGGCATTGGCCGTATGACCAAATTCAACATTTCCTGTCGCCAGATTAATTCTCATCGGGCGGAGGCTATTCCAGGCGCCATTGGCGTCATCCTTGTTGGTCAGCAGAATATAAAAATCCCCTCCGCCGTTGCGTTGAATGACGCCGTATACACCGTAGATAATGCGCAGAGCATCGGCCACCGTCGAAATCAGATTGCCGGTCAATGTGCCGCCCGCGATAGGCAATGCACCCACGTTGGCAGGCGTCAGAGAAATGTCTGACGTACCATCGAATGCGATGCCGGCGATTTTCCGCGCAGCGGCTAATTTAGTTGCCGCGACTGCCGTGGCTGTTTTTCCTAAATAACGCCCATCACCAAGAGCAATATCGGGAATATCGCTGGCCGCAGAGCCAATTGCGCGCGTAGCGGCGGACTTTAACCCGAGATTCGCCATAAATGCGGCCTTGTCGGGAATGTCCGCGCCGTTTTGTTCTTTCTCTAGTTTTTAAGCCAGTTTATTCAGCACGGTAGTGCTGAAATTCGGATCATCCCCCAGCGCAGCAGCCAGTTCTTTGAGCGTATCCAGCGCACCCGGCGAACCATTAACCAACGCGGCTATCGCGGCCATCACATAGGCCGTAGTGGCGATCTGCGCATTATTGACGCCCGCCGCTGCCGTCGGCGCAGTCGGCGTTCCCGTCAAGGCGGGGCTGGCTTTCGGCGCATATTGAGTATGCGGATCGGCGGCGTCGATATGCGATTGCAGATCTTCTCCGGTACTTTCCAGTTCCTTCTTCAGATAGGCGGTACGGTCAGCCAGTTGTTCCGCCTGTCGGTTGGATACGCCGCCGGGGCCGCCGACCACCGGATCTGACGTCTCCAGTTGGTAGATACCGTCAATCCATTCCTGTTTTTCCGGCAAGTTCGCCATACTTATGCACTCCCGTGGTTGTAGTTACCGTCATACGATGCGGTTTCGTTGTAGCGAATAGGAACGCCCCAATATTCCAGGCTGGCCAACCGGCAGCGTGCGGGGGCGATCATCTCAAGGGTATGGCACAGCATCTGCGCCTGATCGTTGGTGATGGGCTGTTGCAGCAATACCCGGTAGACCGGCCAGTGGGCTTTATCGCCATAGACCATATGGCCGTTATAACTGCGGACGCCGTCGTAGTTAAGCCGTCCGATATGCTCGATCAGTTCGACTTCGCCGAACCCCAGGCTACGGATCACCTCGCGTACCGCCCACGGCGTACCTTTATAACGGTGCATCTCAATGGCCGATTTAATCATGGCCCGGCGGGCATCTTCGGATTCCGCCAGTTGCCAGCCGTCTTCAATCAGCGAGAACTGTTCGGCCAGCGCATCCAGCGCGCTGCTGTCGACGATGTCGACCAGATATACCATCAGCATTTCCAACTTCAGCGCGTCAAAACGGTCGATGAGCGAGGCCAGCGACCGGAAGCTGGCGTCGGCGGCCAACGGCTATGGAAGCAGCACGTCACTCATCGGCGACTCCGGCAATGGTAATGGTGACGCCGCTACAGACGGCGAGTTGCCAGTCATCCAGCACCGTTAATCCGGGGGATAACAGCTCGACGCTATAGACACCATCGAGCGATAACGCGGCGATAATCTGACTGGGAACGATATCCTGTCCCAGCGTTGCGCGGCGGTTTTCCGCCCAGTCGGCGGCTACCCGCTCAGCTTCCTGTTTGACAGGCAATGCCTGAATATTGCGTTTAAGCGTCAGACGGGCATGGAGCGCATATTCCACCGGAACGGGCGCTTTGGCGGCCACCGTATCGGTCAGCGGTCGCACTTTCTCATCCGAACAGACGCTTTCCACCTGCGCCAACAGCGCGGCATCGGGCAACCCGCCAGACAGCAGCGGAAAGAGATGGACGACGCCCGGCTCAGCCCTGACCACCGCCACATCGACAATATCCGGGTGGGCGCTCAGCGCATGATAGCGATACGCCAATCTTGAACCCGCCGTGCTGAAGGACTCCGGCGCCAGTTGAATGCGTTCCCGTAGCCGCTCGTCGCTTTCTTCTTCCGCACCGCCGGAACTGGCGAGGGTGTTGGTCACAGTGAAATCGACATCGGCAATATCATCCAACAGGGTGCTGACCTGCGCCGGTTGCCAGTTATTCCCGGCGACGCCGGTTTGCGTACAAGTAGCGCTAACGGTGGCACTCAGCGCGCCTGCTGGCATCACCGCATCGCCATCGGTAGCAAACACAATGCTGTCTGACGCGCTGACGCGCGTTCCGGCTGGAATCAGCGTATCCGTTAGCAGTGCGACTTCAACGCTGAACAGTAGCGTGGTTTGCGCCGCCTGAGCCGCCAACCGATAGGTGCCGACCAGTTCGCCAAGATAATCGAGCATCGGCGCGCGGGCATAGCGCACCAGATTCTGCTTCGCCGCTTCTTGAATGCCGCTGCGCAGCAGCATTTCCCGGTAGGCGATCAGGTCGATCAGCAAGCGCTCCGCCTGCGCCGGATAGAGCGTTTTTCCGCGATCGGCTTCATATTTGGCGATCATCTCGGCGGTGATCGCCTCGGCGTCACGCTCAATAAAGATCGGTTCTTCAGTTACCGCCATAACACCTCCGTGGCCTGCAATACGCCGCTGGTCGTTTCCCAGCTCACGCGCAGCGTCATATGTTCACCGCTGATAAGCGGTTTAACCGCCAGTAATCTGCAACGCGGCTCCCAGCGCTTGATGGCTTCAACCGCTTCACGCACCACATGCGGAACGGCCCGGTCGATGGGATAGTCGATGTAGAGCTGCAAATTGCTGCCGAATTCGGGGCGATGGAAATCACTGCCGCGCGGCGTGCGCAGAATGATGTGGATGGCCTGCGTGATATCGGCGACCCCCTCGCCGAGTTCGCCGGGGCGTTGCAAGGCCGGTTGCCAGAAAACAGAGTGAGTATTCATGGGGGCAGTATCGCCCCCGGAAGGATTGGTCGATATTAAAGGGATTTAAAAAGGGAGCGCCATGAATTAGCGTCCGTTTTCCGCCATCTTCGTCCACAGGAAATTGCAGAAAGCGCTACAAGCAACCAGCATAAATTTGGCGTCGGCAAAAGAAGGATGCGCTGATTCGTCCGTTAGTGCATGCCGGATACCGCCGCTATCACAGGTATAGCCGTACAGACTTGAAAATGCATTTCTTAGACTGGGATGCAAGCCGATAGCGGTTTCAATTTGTTTTAGGCTTTTCCCTAAAGTACCTTTCTCGTCGCCAGAAATGGCGTTACATGCTGATTCAACGGCGGAGATGGACTCTTTAATGGAGTTTCGGTAGTCAGGTTGTTTACGGTCGGAAAGAAGTTCTAAGGCTCGTTGAAGATGTGCTTTTGCCGATTGAGGACTATTGCTGATGGCATCTTCAATGGCCTCAATTTCCAAATTGTCCGTTATTTCAACGATTTCTTCTTTTACTAAACGATAAGCCGCATTTTCCTTTTCCAACACATAATTGCATGATGATGATAAGGGCGCACGCCACTCATCTGGAATGTTTTGAAGGGTAAATTCAAAAAAATCATACAATTCCCACCATTCCATCTCGAAAAAGAAGTCCCTTATAATTTCATGTGCATCTTTTGAGGCTCTATAGGGGTCGTAATGAAATGCAGGTATTTTATCTACTGGTAGTTTAAAAAAATGAATCCATATTTTTTTAGTTGTAATCTCAAGCTTTTCTCTTGAAAAGGATCCATCTGACCATTTATCCCAAACTGCAATTTGTAATACATTCCAAAGTCCAATACGCAACTCATTATCCATCGACTCACGCTGAATCGCTTTCTGCATCGGGCGGATTCCCATCCGCTGAGAAAATGACGGCATATGCTCACCTGGAAAGTAGATAACATTCAGTGAGTATGATGATTCGAGTTGCCGCCCTTGTCCATGATCTTACCACCGGCATCGATATCGCCCTCGACGCTGACGTTGCCCTGAATAATCGCCGCCGCGCCGCTGCCGCCAGATCCCGCCATACCACCCTGATAGGTGAATTTGCCTTTAACCAGCAGATTGCCCGTCACTTCCGTTTCCGGCGCGTCAATGGTGGCTTTTTGCGTTTTAACCGTTACGTCCGCGCCGCAGGTAATCACGATATGCTCGATACCGCCGTTAATCGTCAGCGTGTGGGTATTGCGGTCGTAATAAAACGCCGCGCTGTCCGCATAGGTCACGCCGCGAGCGTCCGGATTATTGACGGGCGGCGTATCGACGCTGGAGTAGACCGCGCCCAGGATCACGCCGTCTTCGCCGTTGGCGTCCAGCAGCACGACAACCTGCTCGCCGACGTCGGGCAACCAGTAATCCTTATTGTTCTGGGTATTGTGTTGCAGCACGTCCAGCCAGTTGGTGCGCAGGTTATCGCATTCTGGCAGACGAACGCGGGCGCGGACGTTTTTGGGGTCAACGGCGCTGACGGTGCCGACCTGGCGGGATACGCTCATTTTTTCTTTTCCCTGGTGACGGTTTCAGTGGTGCCATCCGGTTTATATACCGTTAATTTCTGCGTTTTACTGCGCGTCGATTTGCCTGTAGTAACCGGGCCGCGTGCAATCTCGATCTCAGTGATATAACCGCCGCTGCGGTCAAACGAATGCCGGGCGGAGGTGATCAGCCAGTGACCCGACAGTTGGCCGAATTTCACCAACTCGATTTTGTTGCCGGCGATGAGCTGCGGCGTACCCATCAGGCTTATCGAACCGGTCTGCTGGTACTCGTTATGCCCATCCAGCGCCGCATCGGCTTTAAGCTGCGCGCTGTCTTTATCCGCTGCGCGGCTGTTAAGCTTCAGCGTAGCCGTGCTGATGGATCAACCACAACGCAATCCACAACAGCGGTTTCCACGGCAGGTTTTTAAGCAGGTTCAGCACAGCTACGGCCTCCCCAGGTCAGATAGCGCGGCGCTAATTCCAGCAGGATGCGCTGTGGATAGTGGCGGTTCTCGCGCCAGTTGGCCTCGCTGCGCCCGGCGTTGACGGCGGCGACATGACCGAACCAGCGCTGACTGTCCAACCCGCGTCGCGCCGCCAGCTTCTGATCGCGCTGAACCCAGCCCAGCCCGCCGTTGTAACCGGAGAGCGTCATCGCCATGCGCTGGCAGTCGTCAGCCGCATTGACGCGCTGCCAGATCCAGCGGTCATATCGGGTCAGCGCCCGGATAGCCCACGCCGGATTAAACGGCTGATTAGCTTTCAGTTCCGGCACGATGCCGCTAATCCACTGCGCCGTAGCAGGCATAAACTGCGCCAGCCCCTGTGCGCCAACGGGCGATACCGCACGCGGATTCCAGCCGGATTCCTGATGGAGTTGGGCGGCAAAATCCGCTACCGGCGCATTCAGCCCCCAGTCCAGTCGGGCGTTGCGGATCAGATCGCTGCGGTATTGCTGGGCGGCTGGGGGCCGGGCGGCATCACTGTCAAACGCGCCTGCGAGCAACAGGAGCAACAGTAAAAACAGCAGACCGGAAGTCGATCCGTTGTGATGAATTTGGCTTACCATATTAAAGCCCCGTCGCCACGGCGAGGCAGACCGCCGCCACAATGATGGCGCGACGGATCAACGCGGCGGCGAATACCCGCTGGTAACCGTTTTTGACCGGGTACTCGCCTTGCTCCATCCGTTCAGGCTCATGAACCAGATACTGCGCTAGCCCGGCTTTAGGGAATAACGAACGATCCAGCCAGTAACCGAGCACAGCGGCCAATGTAATCAGTGAAATTTTGTAGATAACGACGGAAAGCTGTTGCGGCGATACCAGCGCGATAGCGACCAGCAGCAAAACAGCGGTGATTTGCCAGCCCAGCAGGCGTTTGATGCGAATGTTAAGCTTCATGAACTGTCTCCTGTGAAGTGAGTGGAGACATCATTACGGGGATAGCGCTGCGGGGATTTTAAACGGCGTTAATAGTGGGAGCGGTGGCGTAACGGCAGTATGGCGGGGAAAAGAGCGACCCGTCAGATGCGTCAACATCCACCGGGCCGTCAACACACAGATACGACCTGTGAGTCAACCGAGGCTCTCCCGTTCTCGAGAACCGGAAAAGCCTACCGTATTTTCGATTAACGAAAAAGGCTTACAGATAATGAAAGAGCAATCTTTGCCCATCGTTCCGTGGATTGGTGGTAAACGCCGCCTGGCCAAACATATCCTGCCATTGTTTCCTGCTCATACTTGCTATGTAGAACCGTTCTGCGGCGCGGCGGCGCTCTATTTTCTCAAACCCCCCAGCAAAACTGAAGTGATCAACGATATCAACGGCGAACTGGTGAACCTGTACCGAGTGGTGAAACACCACCTGGAAGAATTCGTGCGTCAGTTTAAGTGGGCATTGATCAGCCGCCAAATCTATAAATGGCTACGGGACACGCCGCAAGAAACCCTGACCGATATCCAGCGTGCCGCCCGATTCTATTATCTGCAGAGGCATTAGAGGCATGGCTGGCGTGGTGCAAGCCAAGAACTGTGAAGCGCGATGGTATTACTGTTGCCTGCGGAGGTGATGCGTGATTATCGGTTTTGTATTGCTGGTATCTGCCTGCGGTACTGATTTCTGCGATGCAATCCCTGTTTCAGACGACATTTATCTGAACCGGGAGTCGTGTCAGTTAGTGATGGATATCGTCCATGAACGCCGCCCTGATGCCGTATTGATATGTGGCGAAGTCCAGAGAGATGAAAACGAGGGTGAAGATGAATAAACCTCAGTTGATCAAACTCATTCATATCGCAAAACGCGATCTGCGACTTGACGATGAGACCTACCGCCAGTTGCTGACCACGACAACCGGTAAAACCTCAACGCGGGACATGACAGTCCCGCAGTTAGATAACGTGCTGAAGGCGGTGAAAAGACGTGGGTTTAAAATTAAATCTGCGAAAAAGGCTAACAGTACTCGTCCATTGGATGATGCTCCTCAGTCCCGAAAAATCCGTGCTCTATGGCTGGAAATGGCGGATATGAACATCATTCGTGACCGTTCTGAAGCAGCACTGGCACGTTGGGTAAAACGTGAAACCGGTGTCGATAGTCTGCATTGGCTGAATTCAGAACAGGCCAGCGTCGTCATTGAAAAGCTGAAACAGTGGCAACGCCGAGCGAGGAAAACAGTATGAGCAACGATACCAACAGTTTCCGCAGCAAAGGCCCTGAATTGCTGGTCGAACTGGCTCAGCATACTGCCAGTACCATCAAAGAGGTAGTCGAGATCGACACCGCCATCGCCGACCAAATTGGCGAGGCGGTGGCCAACCGTATGATGCAGGTCTGGGGCGGTCAGAATGTCTACTTTCCGATGGGGATGGCATGGAAAGTTAGCCAGCGTGACCTAGAAATATTTCACGAGTTCAACGGCAGGAACCATCATGAACTGGCGCGTAAATTTGGCGTCTCGCTGCAATGGGTTTACAGCGTCGTCAAGCGTGTCAGAAAGGAAGAACTGGATAGGATGCAGGGCAAGCTGTTTGATGGTGAACCTGATGACGAACCAGAGTCAGTGGAGTAA